AGTTCAGAAAGGAATTAAACCTAGAGAAATTGAAAGATTAGAAGTTGTAGATTATTTAAAAAATAATCCAGATGTTTCTCTTATAGATGCTCTTCCTGAAATTTCTAAAAAAGAAATACAAGTTAGTAACCAAACCTCAACTGAATATGTAGGAGAAAGAATACCAATAGCTTTTGATGATCCTGTAGATGCTCCTTTTAATATATCAGGAGAATTTTCTTTAGAAAACCCTAATATGCAAGGTTTTAAAAGTGGAAATAATAAAAAATTTAATCTTTTAGATAATCCTTTTGGATCTAATTCTTATATTTACGGTAACGAAAAAGACGGTTACGGTATTTTTCATAGGGGAAGTTTTTTAGGAAGCAGTACTATAACTGATAATTTAACCGAAGCAAAAATAAGATTTAGATCAGCAATAGAAGAGTATGAAAACGGACAGTTTACGGTTATTCCAAAAGAAGAATTTTTAAATTTAAAACTTGATAAAAACTCAGAAATATTTCCAGACTCTTTTTACAATGACGCTAGTGTGCCTAACAGTACTGTCTTTCCAGCTAGAACCATAAAAGAATATAGAAATACTAAAAGGTTTAAAACTTTTATTGATAAAAATTTGCCGGGCGGTAAAAATTATGCAGAGGTTTCAATTAACTGGGATAACGCAATTCAAAAACATAGAGTAGGACATTTTAGTCCTGATTCTGAAAATCAACTAATGCACATTCTTGGAAGAGATAGAAAATTAGAAGACGGAACTTTATCTAAACATGCAGATGAAGTGCAAAATGATTTAGACACAAGAGCTAGAGAAGTTGGTTACAAACTACCGCCAAAAAAAGTAGAGAAAGAAAAAGATAAAGTATCTAAATTGTTAGATGGCATAAGTTCTAAAAATTATAAAGGTAAACCAAATCAAGTTAAATATGAATTAATTATGCAGCCTCGAGAATATAAGGTACGGTCAACACCAGAATTACAAATTAGGGTATTGACAGATAGGTATAAGCCGTCAGAAAGTGTTCCTAAACCGGCTCGTTCACCGGAAGACTTTCCACTTATAACACCTCCAGAAGAAGAAGATATAGGGGGTTTTATTTTTGAACTTAGAGATATTGTTAATCTTAATACACAAATTTTACAAAAAGTAGACGGACGTGCTTCTGTACCCAAACTCGACCAAGACCTTATCCGTCTTAAAAATGAAGAAATATATAAACCAAGTCTTTTTAATGTAAAAGAAAACTATCAATATAGAAAAAGTGTACTATCTGCTCTAGAAGATACAGATTTATTAAGCAAGGAAAAACGTCTTGACCTTGAGTTAGAGTTAGAAGAAAAAGGTTATAGAAAATATGGTATTATTAAGTATGATGAATTTTATAAAACTTTATTAGATACATTTAAGCTGAAACATCTTCAAGCTCCAACTCGAAAGTCCTACAACATTGAAAACATACTTAATAATCCATCATGGTCAACTTATTATGGTAGTGAAAATAAAGACATGCTTGTTGAAGCGTTAGGTAAAGATATACATAAATTAAGTGATAGTGTTAAAATACTGTTACAAGATCAAAGAGGCGTACCAGACTATCCTTTACAAAAAGATTGGGAACTTTTAGGAGTTAAACAATGGTTACTTAAAGCTGTTAGAGAAGATAAAGACGCTATTTCTTTTTCTCCTTCTGAGGTAATGGTTAATAGATACTCTGAATCAAGTAAAGATAAATACATAAAAATATATGATGTGCAAATACCAAAGCATTTAAAAAAGTTAGCTAAGAAGTATGGCGGTAAGTTTGAGAAAAGCAATTTAGATCAGCAGGATGTTTTTGGCAGCAGGATGTTTCCGGGATGGGAGGAGTATAATGCATCAAGTAAAGTTAACGTCTTAACAATTACACCTGAGATGAAAGAAAAAATATTAGCAGAAGGACTTCCTACTTATGGTTATCGTAAAGGTGGTTTAGTAAATAAACTTAAACAAAGGAACATGTATGGATAAAACAAAATTAATTGAAGAGCTTAAACGTGACGAAGGTGTAGAGCTACGACCATACAAATGCTCGGCAGGTTTTCTTACGCTAGGTGTAGGTAGAAATATTCAAGAGCGTGGTATAACTATGGATGAATCAGACTATCTTCTTGCTAACGATATAAAGATTTGTGAAGAAGAAGCTTCTAAAGTTTTTAAATGGTTTCCTAGTTTAACAGATGACAGACAACGCGCTATCATTAATATGGTATTTAATCTAGGCTTGACAAAACTTTTACACTTTAAAAAATTCCTAGCTGCTATGGAAGCAGAAGATTGGGAAGAAGCTGGAAAACAAATGCTCGACAGTAAATGGGCTAGACAAGTAGGTAACAGATCAGACAGGCTGGAGCAGATGATTGTTAACGGATGATATACTAATTATGTATCTTGAAGATGATCTTGACAGAGCTTATCGAATAGATTGTAAGATGAGAACTAAACAAGACTTAGCATGGATAAAGCGTGACAAGTTTAGAAAAGTATACGAAGAACTATTAGAAGCACACTTAGTAGGTATGCCAGAGATGCCTTTAGAAGTAGCTATGCAATCTGTAGAAACTATATTAGGAAGCGACATAAGATTTACACCCGATGAACTAAAAGAGAGAGAAAATAAAAATGAATTTTAATTTACTTAAAAGCGTTAAAGGAATAATTGGTGCAGTAGCTCCAACTATAGGTACTGCTTTAGGTGGTCCAATGGGATCAATGGCATCTAAGATGGTAGCTGACGCACTAGGCTGTGAACCTACACCTAAAAAAATAGAACAAGCTGTACAAGCTGCAACACCAGAGCAACTAGCAGAACTTAAAAAGATAGATGCAGAGTTCGATGTTAAGATGAAAGAACTAGATGTAGATTTGTTTGCTCTTGAAACAGCAGATATACAAGATGCAAGAGGAAAGTTTTCAAAAGATTGGACATCTCGCATAATGGGAATAACTGTTGTTGGTGGTTTTATGGGCTACATATTCTTAGTCACGCTTCAGCCTCCAGAGCAGAACTCAGAAGCGTTGATTAACCTTGTGCTAGGTTATCTTGGTGGCTTGGCAAGTGCAGTAATTAGTTTCTACTTTGGAGCAAGCAATACAAAGGATAAAGACTAATGAAAAAAGGTGGCTTTAGAAACCAAGCTAGAAAACAAGAAACTAGAAACAAAATTAAATTTAATTTTAGAAAACAACAAATAAAACTAAGAGAACAACTGGATTATTATGGCAGTCAAAAAGAAAAAGAAATCAACAGTAAATAAAGCAGGTAACTACACTAAACCTACTATGCGTAAAAATCTTTTTAACAGGATTAAAGCAGGTAGTAAAGGTGGAAAAGCAGGTCAATGGAGTGCTAGAAAAGCACAGATGTTGGCTAAACAATATAAAGCAAAAGGCGGAGGATATAGATAATGCCAATGGGAAAAGGAACGTACGGTTCTAAAACAGGAAGACCTAAAAAGAAAATGATGGGTGGCGGTAGAGCTATGTATAAAAAAGGCGGAGGTGTTAAACATTTTAAAAGAGATGGTACTGAACATAAAGGTGCTTTTCACAAAATGTCAAACGGTACTTTACATACAGGAAAAACACATACCAAAACAAGTGTTAGACTTTATCATCGTAAAGATCTTTCTAAAGCAGTTCAAACAAAACTTAAAAATAAAAAATAACTATGGCACTTAAAAAGTCTCAAAAGTCTTTAAAGAAATGGACAAAGCAAAAATGGCGTACCGCCAGTGGTAAGAAATCTTCTGAAACTGGCGAAGTCTATGCTCCATCTGCAAAAATTAAAAGACTTAAATCAACTGCAGCAGGTAGAAAGAAACTTGCAGCAGCTAATAAAAAGAAACGTGAAGCTACTAAAAAAGGTAAGCAACATGCTCGGCACGGTCTTCATAAAAAGAAAACAACAAAGAGGAAAAAGAAGTAATGGCTAAGAAAAAAGATTCAAGACTTGCTAGAGCAGGTGTGTCAGGATTTAACAAACCAAAACGCACACCTAGTCATCCTAAAAAATCTCATATTGTTGTAGCTAAAGAAGGCGATAAGATTAAAACAATACGCTTTGGACAGAAAGGAGCTAAGACTGCAGGTAAACCTAAAGCAGGTGAGTCTAGACGTATGAAGATGAAACGTAAATCTTTTAAAGCTAGACATGGTAAGAATATTAAGAAAGGTAAGATGTCAGCCGCTTATTGGGCTAACAAAGTTAAGTGGTAAAGTAAATGGAAGACATTATAAATCTGATTAATCAGGTAGGCTTTCCAGTTGCGTCTGCGTTAGGTTTAGGTTTCTTTATATGGAAACTTATTAACCGTATCATTGATGGTATGGAAGCTAAGATAGATGT